CACCGCCGCCGCCAGCATAAGTAATGCTAGTCCCTGTTATTGACGATGATGATCCTGCGCCTCCGGCTGTTCCAGCAGCGGTTGAGTTCGTAGCGCTTGCTGCACTAGCACCGCCACCACCTGTACCGCCTCTGCCAGAGCTTGAAGTGCCACCAGCCGAGTTTGCCCCTGCGAATCCTTGCCCCGCAGTTCCCGCGCCTCCAGTAAAACCCGCCCTACCAAAAGCCCCGCCGCCAGAACCACCAGCAGCGCCATTATTTCCAGCAATACTAGACCCGCCACCACCGCCAGCCGTGGAGGTTATGCTACTGAAAACGGAGTCTGTACCGTTGCCACCACGAGTGCCGGTATTATTTGCTCTGCCCGTTCCGCCCGCGCCAATCGTTACTGTGTATGCAGTTCCTGCGGATACTGAGAACCCCGTTGCCGTGCGATACCCTCCAGCGCCGCCACCACCAGCACCGCCGTGGGAGTTATCACTAGAACCACCACCACCAGCACCCGCGACAACTAAATAATCTACGGAAGGAGGAGGAACGTTAAACAAAGGCCAAGCACTGCCCTGTAACCCTTGCATCACTTCATTAGTGCGCCAAATACCTTTTGCCGATGTCGAGGTATTAGTCGCCGCAGTGGGCGACATAATGGAGGCTTTGTACCGACTAGGCATTAGGTGATAGCCTCGTAGGATGCGGTCAATTCAATCGCCGATGCCGTGCCAACGGTAACGACAATGGATTGTGCTTCACCAAGATAAAACGCTGTGCTTTTATCGACAATAACAATTGAGGCATTAACAGGCACTGGCACTTGGTAAACAAGCCGGTAATTCGTGCCAGCACCAGCAGCAGCACTGTTGATCGCCACCGTCACGGTTGCAGGAGCAACAGTTACATTCGCCGCAACAATGTTGTCAATCTTGTTTACCGTGTTCGCCGCAGGTGTGAGTGCAGTCCAAGTCGTAGCCGCTGTAGTGCTTGGAATCAAATAGCTGGTGTTTCCGTAAATGCTTGTTACGTTAACTATATTTGGGTTTGCCATTTTTATTCCTTAATAACCAAAAACCATTGCCATAATTATTGCCCTGCCCTCTGGTACAGCAACCGCAGCGGGATAAGTTACAAAAACATTCTTAGAGCCTGCGGAAAAATTTACTAACGACCCTGAGTTGCTGGAAGATAGCACCGTAGTCCTAGATAGCGTTGTGCCTGAAGATGTGTAAGTACCAATACCAACTTCCCACTCTGACCCGCCTGTGATGGTGTAATAGGTAGAGTTACCATTACCAATAGCAGAAAATGACTGAAAACCAGAAGCAGCGCCTGCTAAAGTAACAGTGCCAGTTCCGGTTGTTGTGGTTGTTTCTTGAACCCTATCGGCTAAGATTAGAGCCATAAAACCCCCTTAAATTATGTGATTTCGATTTCTTCTTCTTTGAAGAAACGTTCTTGAGCAATATTGTTTTGGTCGGTGTATGAAACGCGAAGTAACAATTGTGCGTCTGTATCTACAGTAGCACCTTGTACAGTGCCAACCATATCCGTGTGCTTAACTTTGACTGAATCGCCTGTCTTAAAAGCCATGATATTTTCCTCAAACAGATGCGGTATAAGTAACGTTAAGCGTGTCCCCGTTTGCTACTGCTCGGTTACCGCCACTAAATGATCCTGCTGAATATAAAACGCCGGTGGTAGTTGCGCGAACCTGAGTGACGGTTAGCAAGGCCCCTGCAATTGTCGCAGTGGCATTTATACTAAATGATGTGGCTGTAGATGCCTTAGAGCCAGCAGAAGCAGAATTCCAGGCCACTGTAGCCCTGTTGGTTCCAGAGTACGCTGTGCTTTCCGTCCATCCGGAATGCGATGCCAATGTATCACCGGCAGCGTAAGTAGGAGCAGATGCCCCATCTACCAAACCCATGTACCAGGCAGCGGTGTAGGCCGAGCCAGCAAAATACTTATCAAGCAAGTCGTTTTTGCCAACAGTCACCACCAAGTTCTCAATGGTATCAGTCCATTTAACTTTGCCATCTTGACCAATGCACTGGACATCATAACGCCCTGTTACACCAATTGTTTCTGCTAAATCATTAGACTTAGATATGGAAACATCAGATTTTTCTGTCAATTTGATTTTTTCGGATTGCATAAAAAACTCCTAATTTATCCAAAAGATTTAGCACGGGCAGACATTGCCCCGCTTGATGTCGAACTACGGCTGTCGGAAATCTGTAAGTCAGTCAGTGCCTTTTCGTAAAGACTTGACCATACGGGTATTCTCGCATCATCTTGCAGGTATGGAGCAGCCTGCAAAAGACTGCCGTAAAGGTAAATATCTGGGCTTGCAGCCAAAAGCCAATTGCTTGCTACTGATGCTGACAGTTTTGTGAGCTTGGCGTAGTACACAAGCTCGGTGGTGTATGTTGCGTCAGGCGCTGGAACAACCCTTACTTGGCCACCGACAATGCCAAAGTATTTAGGACGCGAAGCCGCAGAATGTGTCCTCAGCAAGTCATCAAGCGCGTCAATGGTTTGAAAAACAAGTGGGGTAATTGGGTTTGTGCCGCTTAACTTAAATGATTTTGTTTCTAAGAAATCACTAGGTAAGGCGGCATACTCTGTGCTAATGTCTGCGTTTGACCTTACTATCATTTGCCTGGTTCGCAATTGGCGCTCAATCTGCGCCTCTGCAAGAGAAATAAAGTCGGGAATGGCAGACGTGAGATCGGTGCGGTTAAGCCAGTCACCGATTGATGCCTTTAACTCCGTGTACGTTGTCAGAGCCATTAAGTTGCCTTTTCCTGTTCCTCAAGCTCTCGCATAACCCAGGTATGGTCGTGCTTGAATTCAAACGTGCCAATGTGACCAATTTCTTTGCTTACGTCGTGGTCAATGTGGATTTTAAACCCTGCCTCCTGAGCTTTACGGCAAAAGAAGATATCCTCGCCAATGTAACCGCGCTCCTTTGGTCGCCACGGAGTTTCAAACCACGGCTCTGATAGCTTTTCAAAGACGTTTCGTTTAATCAACATCACGCCCATGCCAATAGAGCCAACTTCCTCGATGCCGGTGGACTCGGGCATGGTGTACACCAATTCGCGGGTCCCATCAGGCTTGTAATTCTGCGCAGTCGGACCAGTCGGCATCCTGCGCCGTGCGCAGTTTGTGGCCACAATGTCCAGGTCATGCTTTAGGAGCCTGCCAACCATATCCTGCGGGAAGGTCATATCCGAATCAATAAACAAGATATGCGTGCAGCCCTCGGCCATCGCGTCCAGCGCCAAATCAGCGCGTTGATTCTGTATCAGCGTACCCTGCATAATCTTGAGGGATACGGCATCGGTGGTGCTGATAGTGTGATACGCCACCATGTTCACCAAACAGTAGGTGAAGTTTGTGTGGACCATATCACGCGCTGGCGTGCAGACTGCTACATAGTTCATACTTGTCCTGGTCGAGTTCTAAAGTATTGGTTATCAGGGTCATTGAGCCAGCGTTTCATGTACGCCTCATCTTCTAACTTACCCTCTGCCTTGAGTTTGAAATACACGCTCAATGGTATGGATGCCACACGGCTCCATTCGCCATACTTGTCGTGCTTCTCGCCCTGGTTGTAGATGCTGCGGTTTTCCTCAATAATTTCCGTGACATCTTGACTTGTCTGTATGGTTGCCTTGTCGGTGTCCGCATCGTAGTGCCACGTCCGAGTAATTCCAAGGTCTGAATTTGTTTCAAATAATCTTGATTCGCTCATTTAAAAAAGGGACCAGGTTTCCCTGATCCCTTCCATGCTTGGTTACGATGTAACCAGGTCAGCAGCAAGGCCGTGGGCATTCTCAGCCAGCACCTTGTGGCCCCACTCTACGATCAGCATACGCTTCTCAGCGTCGCCGGTCTTGGCCAGCTCAATTTGCTGGTAAGGACGCAGGGTAGTCACCTTTGCGTACTCAGGGTCAAGCACCCAGGCATCACGCTCACGCTGGAAGCGGTTGGGAACCACTTGCACATTGCCGAAGTCGCTGACATAAATATCAGCCGCTCCAATGATGGTTGCAGGACGTGCGCCGCCATCAATGTTGAAACGCGAAGATGCGATGCCAGAGAAGCCAGATACGCGCTGCTTGTTGACAGGGCCGACCATCAAGATTTTCGGAGTGCCGCCAGAAGTCCAAACTTGCTGAATGACGTTTTTCAAAATTGCTTCTGTGAAGGTACGCACGTTGCCATCAGTACGGGCGCTGTTTGGCAGCGTCGTGTACGAAGGGTTAACGCCGTTTGTCTGCATATCCACGTTGGTCTTGATAAACGCACCAAGAGAAGCAGTACCACGCGCGGTAGTAGTGTTGCCAGCGGCAGCGACTGCACCATTAAGCATAGAAAACTCTTGATCGCGCTTCAACTCAGAGCCGCGCTTGGCGATCTGATAAGCCAACTCAGATTTGCGGCCTGCCTTGTTAACCACTTCCTCAGTAGCGGACAGGACGATAGTCTTGCGCGAAATCTGAGCGTAGTTTTGCAGGCGAACGGTAGCAGTAACAGCGTCAAAGGATGCAACGTCGTCGCCCTCCAACTGCTTGTTGGCTGCGGCTGCTGCCAGGGTATCGGTTTGCCACTCAAACAGAGAATTACTGACCGACTCGCGGCCAATGTTGCTCATGTAAGGGGTTTCCTCGGGGGCAATGTTGGTGATTACATTGCTCAAATCTTCACGGATACCTTTTGCATCAAAGGTAGTGAAGGTATTAGTTACGATTGCCATGATTTACTCACTTTAATAAAAGTTCAATTGCGGAGGCCGCATCTTGGACGCGACCAGTTTTTGCAAGACGCTGTTTTGCGCGAGTAGCTTCACTTGCTTGAGAGACACGTCCTGCTGCACCTGGCTTGGCAGGACGTGGGCCATTGTTTGTCACCGGCTTGATGCTCTGCCTCTTGGACATCATCTGTTCGTACAGTGCAGCTTTACGCAGCACGTTAACTACTCGGTGGTCAAATATGTTTTTCAGTTCATCGGCGCTAAACCCTGCCTTTTGGCCAAAGTCAATAAGCAATTCCTTCTCTTTTTTTGCCTTGTTTGGGTCTTTCCAATCAGGCAAAACCTTCAGCAGTTCTTCTTGCTGTTTGGCAAGATAAGCCTGCATCTGTTGAGCTTGCTCCTGCTGTGAAATTTCCGCAAGGCGCTGCTTTTCAAATTGAATAGCCTGCGCCTTTGCTTGGTTTTCACGCATCACCTCTTTCTGCCGCACCCACTCAATAGGGTCCTCTTGGTAGAGGCGATCCCAATCAATTTGTGGTTGCGCGGCTTGCTGAACCTGCGATTCCAATGCTCCTAACAATTGAGCGTACTGACTACGCTCGGCGCGAATGGCCTCAGCTTCCGACTCAACTTGACGTCGAATTTCGGCAATTTGCTGGGTCTTTCGCGTGTAGTCCTGAGTCCGCGAATATCCCTTTTGAAGTTCGTCCAGGGTTACAGTAACCTCAGTGCCGTCAACTTTGACGGTAAAGGTCTGATCCGGCTTTTCCTCCTCAGAATCTTCACTTTCCTCTAACTGTTCGCCATCCGTTACATCATTGTCTGCGTCTGCATCTTCCAATGATGTGTCAGCTTGCGCCGCCGACTCGCCTTCCAGCGAATCGTCCAACGTCTCTTCAATTGACTGTTCTCCCTCATCGGGCAGCATTGCAGAGAGTGCCTGGGCCGCTTGGTCCAGATTCATGGGTCCCGCAGAACCCGTTTGTGCTTCTAGCATAAATGTCCTTTACTTATTCGCACGCTCAATGGCACGCTGCGCCACCTTTGCGTTGTCAACAATCTTTTGCAGTTCGATCTTTAGGTTATCGATTGCCTTGAGCATGGACCAGGCGATCTCTCGCTTGGCTGACTCCTCTGGTTTCGTTGACCGAAAGTACCAGAGCTGGTCGTTTTCCATTTTGTTGATTGCCATATTGAAGGTTTCATCCTCCAGCAACTGGCTTGCCTTTCGGCCCTTGCGTACAAGTTCTTCATTTTCCATTTATGCCATTCCATATTGGTTGATGGGCGCAGCCGCTGACATCTGGCTCTGTGCCAGGGTAGTCTGCTGCTGCATTGCTTCTCGGTTGAGATTTTGCTGTGCTTCAATCTCAGCCGTAGAAATCTGTGCGTTGTACTTTAACTCAAGTTCGTATTTTTTCAGATACAAATCTTGCGCTAAGGCATCTCGCCGGTAATCGTCGTCGCGTATCATCTGCTGGTGCTTGAGTTCCAGCTCTGCCGCCTTCTTCTGAATATCGGCCTCAATAGACTTGGCCTGCACCTGCGCCAGCACCTCCTCTGGAGTCGGTTTAGGGGCTGGTGGTGCTGGCGGCTGGTAGTCGGCAGGCACATCATTGAAGTATTGCGAGGCGTCCTTAAACCCAGACAACTGCACAATCTGGCGCAGGGTATGGGAATACTGAGACGGGGTCACCAGCGGGTTCTGTGGCCCCAACTGAGTCAGAGCCTCCTGCTGCTTGGCCAGAATCATCATAAGAGCCTGGATGCGCTCATTGGTGTCGCCGTTACCAAGGCCAATATTGATGTGGACATCCATCGCGGTATTCCACGCACGCGGGTCCATCTGCACAAACTCGTTGCGCAAACGAATCATGCGCGGCTTGTCCTGGTGCGTCACCAGCAAAAACAATATGCCCTTAAACAGTTTCTTCATGCCCTCGGCCATCAGCCGTGCCGTCAACTCAATACGCCCCTGGCTCGCGCTGATGGTGGCCGCCACCGCTGCCTTGGTGCTCGACTGCAAGGCGTCAGCGTTTAAGCCCATCGCGGCCTTGCTCATGCCGGTGCGATCCTCTTTGATCTGGTCGATGTAGTCCAGCATCGGGAACGCCGCCTGGCCAACAAATGGATTGCTAAACGGCTGCACCATCCCAGGCTGACGCATACGGATAACGGCGCCGGTCTCATTGTTGAGCACGTCATCCATGTTGACCATGCCCTCGACCACCGCAGTGCGCGGGTGGATGCTTTGAGCCAGAGAGTCCAGCGTATTGCGAAGAATCTCTGATTTGATCTCCTGGATGTCGTGCGTGATATCAAAAATAGACATCGCCTCCAGGGGGCTGGTATGAGGCTCGGGGTCGCACGGGAAGTCAACAAACGGAATATAGGACGCTGGCAGGTTGCGCACTACCTTGTAGCCAGAGCCGATGCAGCAAACCTTGCGCAATTCTGCGATGCCGTCGCCGTCATAGTCAATGCGCGAATAAGCCTCAACGTACAAGACGCGCTGCTGCATCGGGTTTGCGCTGTCGTTCATGCCAAAGGTTGTTGACAGGGGCTGGCGTGCCAGGTATTCCTCGTTATTGTCTAGGTCGGTTGACGTGATGTTGTCGCGTACCTCATCCTCGTCATAACCCATCGCCACCAGTTCCTCTACTGTGGCCATCTTGCGGTGAGCAATGATGCCAGCGTCATCAAAAGACCTAGCCCGACGGTCAAGCAGCAATTCCTCTGGGGGCACGGCCATGATCTTGATGCGGCCCTCATTTAAGACGCGCTTAATCTGCACGTCGTGCAGCATCGGCGGTGGCGGCATAGGCATCGGCTGGCCGGTCATCGGGTCAATCTGTGCGGCCATGCCCTGCATAGCCTGCACTGCGGCAGGGTCAGGGTAAGAGACGACAATCTTCACCTCGGCATCTTCTTGCGCAAGTATCTGCAATGTCTGGTCATCTAAGCCAGAATATTCCTCAATGCGGACAGATTCTGTCTCCTCCCACCAGTATTTTGCAATCCCGCACTTACGCACCAGGCTATCTTTAAAGATGGCGTAAGTGGTCATAAACCCATTGTTGTCATTGTTGAAAACAAAGTTTGCGTAATCAGTGGCTTGTTTGTCAAAGCCAACATCCTCTGGGCCTTGGGGCAAATACTCCACCACGTTCTCACTAGAGAAAAACACCCGCATGAGGCTAGGCATCATGGCAGATACGGTATCTCGCACCTCCATCGCCACCACCTGAGAACGGCCTTCTTCTTCATTGCCAAACTTGTCACCACGGTAATACTCAGTACCACGGGCACGGACAGGCGACAAATCAGAGTCAACATAGCTCACGGCATCCGTTAAATCTTGGCCAATAATTGCCTCAAGTTCTGCATCATCCATAGGCTTCATTGCCGATACATCGGTGGTTATCTCTAGGTCTTTCATTTTGAATATCTTTCATAAAACAAGTTAAGAGTTAAACCACTGCGCTGCATATTCCGGCCTGTTTTTAAGCAGCCATGGAACAGCATCATTGGTTAACTTTTCTGCATTTGTGCCAATTGTCTGGCTTCCAACGTGATGCACATAAGACGTAGAAACGTAATGCTCAAAGCCCTTTACATTCAAGTCCATGCACTGAACATCATCAGAGTACCAGTTCAGCGGTGGAAAATTGGCCTCTTTAAAAACATCGCCATGTATCCACGCAAATATCGGACTGATTACTTCTGCTGGCCTAATCTTTGATTCGTACTTGAACCGGCACATATCAATCGTCTCGCCATCAGGATTAAAACGAATGTTCTGCACCTGGCGCGCTGCATCTGTCCTAGATGCAACCCAGCCTACAGGCAAGTCCATATCAAACAATATATCCACGTCCTCAATCAGAACCTTGTAGCTGGTGGGCGTAAGCACAATGTCATCATTGGCCACCACCACGGAATCAAAGTCCTCAAGTGCGCGGTTGATGATGGCGTTGTAGTCGTCGCCAAAGTTCGTTGGCAGCGCAAACACTTTAAGGTCAGCATTAAAGCGCTCAATCACGGACTCAGGGCCGCGCAGGTAAACAGGTATCTCAGGGCAGTATTGCTTAATGGATTCGAGCATTACGCCCAAGCCCCTGCCGTGTACTGTAGATATGACAATGGGGCAAATCACTTTGACTTGTTCCTCGCCGATATTGCTTTAGCCTTGGCCTTGGCATCAGCTTTGGAGCTTGCACCCCAAGCATTCAAACTTAGCAGCAACCTGGTGGGCTTGCCGTCCTTCATTTCAGGGCCAGGCATATTGCCCATGCGCGCCAAAAAGCTCGCGCGCCTTGGGTTGTCTCCAGCCTTAACAGGGGCCTTTAAGTTCATGCCCTCAGCCTTGGCACTTGCACGCCCCTTAGCATTCAACCCGCCAGCAGGGTTCTTGCCCTCCTTGCGCTGCCAAGCCGCACTCATTTTTTCTTCACCGGCTTTGCTGTCTTAGCCGCCTGCTTAAAGTCGGCAGCAGAGGGGGCAGCCTTGCTCCCAGGTTTATTCATTTTCTCGCCAGAGCCAGCCTTAATTCGCGCTTGCTTGGCGTGGATGTTGGCATAGAGTCCTGATTTCATTCCTCATCTCCTTCTTCATATTCTTCATCTTCTTCATCTTCAGATTCGCCCGTATTAGGCCCGCCAACAACCCACGCATCGCACGTT